GCTGTTGATGCAGCTGCTGCTGGAAATTCAATTGTGAAAGTTCCACTAGTAACTGTTTTATCTCCACCGAATGCGATTGTACAAACAGCAGGATCACCAGATGCGTCTTCATTAAAAATTAAACAACCGTTAGCTGTAAAACTAGACGATGTCCATGAAACATTCGCAAAGTCACAAACTGCAGTATCCGAATCTAAAACTGGAGTCACACTTGTAAGAGCTTTTCCTTTTGCTGTGTAACCTGTTCCAGAAATTTCGTTAGTGTCAGCATATGCAGTTGTAGATTTATTAATGGTTGCTGAACTTGTATATAAAGCTAGATTAAAAGTATCTCCTGTCGATGCAGTAAAGTTATGAACAGCGGTTAAAATTTCTGTTTTGAAGCTATTACAAATTGCTGATGTTATTGCCATATTTATCTCCTAATTATTGAGGCGGTGACTCGATCGGTATTCTTATTGTACCATCCGTGTAATCGTCTCGTCTTCTTCTTCCAATTTGCAAACTTGCAAACTTTTGTAGTTCTTGTGTATACTTTTGTTCATATAATGTCAACATGTCTGCTGGGCCTTTTAAATATCCATAAGCTTCCACTAAAGTAGCATATAATAAGCCTTGGGGAAAATACCTACTTACATAAGTCCCAGAAGTATTAGTCCCTAATCCTGTTGGCATTGCATTTCCATGAATATTTATCAAATAATTAGCATCGGGTGTAGGAGCCATTATAATATTACCCGAAGTAGTATCTGTTAATCCTGTCGCTCCTCCAAACATCGCATAATATTTAGGTAATCCTGTAGTATCTTGGCCTGTAGATCCACCTTCGGGACCAGTTAATTGTCCTACATACTCGTTTATAAAAGTTCTATCTCTTTTTTGAAGCCAAGTAGCTGGGCCTGTTCTAGAAGAAGTAGAATTAAAAACTTCAACACCTCTTACAAACATATATCCTGCCGGTACTCTAACTGTATTAACATCAGCAGCTAAAGTTCCTTGATACTCTTCACGAGCTGAATCCATAGGAAGATCAAGATTAATTCTATATTCTGCATTTTCTATAAATCTACCTAGAGTAGCACCACTAAAAACAGTACTATCTACTTCAGTATAACTTCTAATGTCAGCTTCTAATGCTGAAAGTGTATATCCTGCCATTATTTCCAACCTTTCGTAGCGACTTTAGGAAAACCTCTAATTAATCCACCTTTTTTTAAATGAGGTAATTTAGGTTGAATTCTAACAGGACCTTTTCCTTCTTGTTTTCTAAACCATTTAGAAATTCTTTCCCCTGCTTCTTTTAATTTTTTCTTTTGTACACCAGACGGACCAGCTCCTCTATGAAGAGGTCGTGCTAGTTCATCAACATGTGCGAAAGGACTTTTTGGATCAACTTTCCTTAACTTCTTCTTAGGTACCTTCTTAACTACCTTAGGTATTTGTTGTATTATTTTTTTAATTACTGTTCCTACCATTATGCTTCTATGGTTACCGGTCCAACGGACACTGGATAACCTCCTCCTTCTATTCCCCCTGTTGTAGCTGTATCAGTATTTACAACAAAATAAAACCAATCTGTTGTAAAATCTGTGTCTCTAGCACCAGAGACATATTTTCCTGTAGTAATAGCATAGCCTGCAGCTAAAGCAATTTTAGCTCCTGTAATTCCATCCCAACTGTCTGGAGCCGCATAAGCTCCTGCCGTGCTTGGCATTCCTCTAAATCGATAAGTATCTCCATTAGTTAAACCATGGTTTGGTACATTAACATTTATATAAGCAGATCCTGCACCATAAGTTGTAAAAGGATTAAAAGGCATTAACTGTGGAACATCCGGAGCAGTTCTTGAAGGTCTTGCATGTTGTAATGCTTGAGGATCGGCCCCCACTGGATGTGGCTTTAATTGAGGTTGTTTAACTTCAAACTCAGAAGTATGTACCCATGCACCAGTCCATTCCTGTACCATTTCTCTATATGGAAACGCTACACCAGACCTGTCTGATATTGCAAGTGCTCTTCTACCTTTTGAAAATCTAGCCATTATATATTCGGGTAATAAGTTTTAGGGGTTATATAAGTACTAGCCGCAGAACCATCTTCTGATAATGCTCTAGCAAATTCATCTTCATATAATAATTTCATTTCTTGTGTTCTCTGAGGTGCAAACTTCATAGATAAATAATAAGTTAGTCCTGATATCATTGGTGGAATAAATCTATAAGGTGCATCTGTTGCATTGCTATAAGCTCCTGCATCTTGAATTCTTTTTACATAATAAATATTTATATAATTAGATGCTGCTGTTGAATTAGGTAGTGGGTAAAGAGTAATGGTAACTTTGTCTATGAATCGTTGAACCCAGTATTGAGAAGGAGTTCCAAGTGATGCTTTATTTGCTGTTGCAGCATAAGCGTCTCTTGCAACCTTAGTTAAACCTGTGTCTGATTGAGAAGTCGTATTATAATTTTGTCTGTATGTAACATTTAAAATATCTGTAATACCATAAATATTTGTTGTAGGCGTAGTGGTTGCTTGTGGTGAAGCGGCAGCAGCTGCTGCACTATCAACAGAGTTTCTATAAAAAGTATAGATACCCATTCCTTCATCAGTTGCATCTACACTAGTTGCCGAACCCTCTATAATATTTATATTAGTATTTCCTACTTCCCAAAAATGTACACCTCTATTGCCCCATTCTTGAAAAAGAATATTTAAAGATCTTCGAGCTGTTTTGAGTTGATAACCTGCAGTTCCTACTAAACCAATACGTTCATACGCATCGGCTATAATTTCATCAATAGAAAAGTCCTGGTCAAAACTATATGCTCCAGAAGTAGTGTTTGCCATCGGCTACTCCTTAAAACGTTCCAACTATATATAAAAAATCTACGTTTGTTACATCTGCATATATTCCAGTGTCAGCATAAATACCAGCTCCTGGTAGTTTAAACTCCTGAACTGCATTATCGGCTGCACCAAACTTACCATGAAAAATTAATGCAGAAGCTGTTTTAGAACTGTCTGCTTCATTATAAAGTTTAATTTCACCATCAGCTGCATCACTTTGAGCATACACAGTCATAATATTTGCTTTAGTAATATCGGCTGCTGAACCTCCAACCAAAGCTTGTACTTGGCCATCTGCTGTAAGAACTACAGATTGTCTAACTTTAGATGTTATTCCCATAATCTTATCTCCTTAAAAAGATGCTCCCGAAGGAGCATCTTTAATTATTTATTAACTGTCAGCAAAAGGTGTTACCAGAGTACTTGACCCTAATAATTGTCCTGTGACATAGTAAGCATCGTTTGCTATTGCAGTGATCTGTACCACACTTCCAGCTAATCCACCTTTAGTTGAACCATTCATAGTGATCACATCATTACTTGATTCATCAGAAATGAATGTTTTTCCACCAGCACTATCATCAATACCTGTATACACAGCACCGTAAAACTTATCGGTTCCGTCTGTTTTGATATCCATGTCTGTTGCCGCTGTTTCTACCAAAAAGGTAAATGTAGCTCCAAGATTACTTAGAACGTTGTAATCGTTTGCTCCAGCTACCGCTGATGCACTACTCGCTAAAATAGTGGGTAAAGTAAATACACCATCCGCATCATTGCAAGTTAAAACTCTACCTGCATGAGATGCAACTGTTAAAGTTGTATTAGCTGTTAGACTAACGACTGCTTTAGGTCCGAAACTAATAAAACCATTTAATGATCTTACTGGTCCCGAAAATGTTGTGTTTGCCATATTATCCTCCTAGTTTTTCGAACGCAGTCTCTAGGCCGTCGACTATACTCGTCTACGTTCTAAATTAATTGTATAGTGATTTATTTATATATGAATTTTTGATTGAGTGCAAGAGATCCCTGCATGAAAGTACGATTTCAGCGATGTGGCTTTATTTAAGTTGCCACAGAAACTTGGGCAGCTGAACTCCTGATTTTATTTTCTCTATCAGCAATCTTGGATTCCTCCAATTTAATTTCAGTGATGGTTTGTTTGATTCTCTCATCAATTTCAACCATGTCCAGAGTATATTTACCACTTTGTTCATACTCAGACTGCCACCTCAACTCCAAGGACCTTTTCGTATTGTATAGGTCTTGTAACATCAACAACCTCCTCATAGGTTATTCTATTAGGAATATCTCTAAACATTCCCGTTGATTCCCACTTTATACTCTTTTCTCCCAGCTTGTCAAGGATTGATTTTTCAATAGACGGAGCATTATCCTCAGCTAAAACTTTAAATTTAGCATGATAATCGTAAGCCCATATATTTACTAGGAAATTTCTCATCTTTTCACCATTAATGTTAAAATGTGGCGGTTTTAAGGCCGCCACATAATTAGTTTAGATTACGCACCTTCAACGCCGAAGATACCTCTAAAGTCAGATGCGCCAAAAGCGTATCTTTCTCTAGCTTTGTATCTTACGTTACCAGTATCAAAGTCTCCTTCCATTGATGTACTCAATGGAGTTCTTGAAAACATTTTCATACCGTTTGGAACGTCTGTAATGATGTACCATGAATCAGAGTCAGTTAAAAAGTTATTAACTCTATAACCTTGTGGGATCATTCCCATACTGTTGATTGCATTGATGTCATTATCAGCTGTCTGAGTTCTACCTTGAGATTTCATCAATCTCTCAGCATTGAACTGATTTGCAGAAGGAATTATCATTTTAACTCCTTTAGCTGCAATTCTCAAACCTCTTTCGTCCGTCATTGCAGCGATGTCTATTAAAGACTGCTCCAATGATGTTTCGTTAAGGTCCGCTTGAGTCGATAAAGTGTTTGCAACATTAGGTCCAGTTGAGCACGTATGTGCTGTACTGAACAATGCTACTGCGTCACCTGTTTTGAACGTAGCTACCGAAGGTAGACCGTTGTTCAAAGGTAATGCGCCTTTAACTTCTTTTGCGTTTGACATAGATCTTGCTAATGCTTTTGTATATCTAGAAGCTAGTCTATCGTAGAGATTATCTTCGATAGCTTCTTCAGTTATAGCGAAAGCAAGCGCGATCGTTTCCATAGTGTAACGTGCAGTGTAGGTTTCTTGCGCTTCATCGTATGAAATGCCTTGACCTTCTGCTTTTACATTAGCGTTAGCGAATCCTGATAACATTACTTCCTCTTCGAAAGCTCTGTCACTAGACTCGGTTGCGTATATTTCGGCAGACTCATTGTCATACCGTTTGTATTCCAGCCCAAATAGTGCATTTAGGCCTGGTTCTAGTTCTTTAACTAGCTGTGCTCGTGATATTGCCATGTCTATTTGCTCCTAAGTAGTTTG